CGTGGTGATATTATTAAAGGTGCAACTATGAAAAAGAAAAATGGTAGCAAAACTAGAAACAATAAGAAAAAAGCTTAGAACTGGTAAAAAATTAGGTTTTAGTGAAAGAGCTAGAGCAGTCAACAAGGGATTAATGCCAAGCAAAAGGAGGAAAAAACGTGTCAGCAAACGTAAGTAAAACCCTAGCTGAAAAAGCAAAGAAAGCTAGAGCTAAAGGAAAAAAAGTTACAGCAGGACAATTAAGACAAGTTTACAATAAAGGACTCGCCGCTTATAAAACTGGACATCGTCCTGGAACAACACCAAATCAATGGGCGATGGCTCGTGTAAACTCTGTACTGACTGGAGGTAAAGCGGCGAAAGTAGATGCTCATATCTTTGGCAAAGGTAAAAAACCAAAGAAAAAAACCACTGTTAAGAAAAAAGCTTAATGCCTTATTTAGTTAGTAATATTCCATTTTTTAAATGTTGGGTACGCAAAGAGTTTACCCATAATCATGAAAAATATAGAGGTGAGTTTATTCACGCTCATGCTTTTGCTGTAACAACAATGCCTGATAGAACGTTGGGCTTCCAAGTGGTTTTTACTGGTTGTGAGGTTGATGACACAGATGAAACAAATGTTCATGGTGGTGCTATGTGGGCTAGAATGCCATTGACTGCACTAGTAGCCGATATACCACTTGACACAATGCCAGATATTATGCACCCACGCTTTGCACAACCTTGGGATTGTAGTTCACACCACCATAGTGTTGTTAAGCTAGATTATGTAAGTGTTAGTCCATGGATATGTAAAATAGATAATAAGTTGCATATCGGGAAATATTTATTTACAATAGATTATAGTCAGTCTGATTTGTCGGATGATCCAGCTCAGCATAAGCAGAGTCATGTCATACAACTAATTAAGGCAGACAACTGGACAGGTAACATTGTTGCCTTGCCGAACAACAGGGTAAGAGTAACATCCCCTGCACTCTGGGAAACTGGAGAGGGAGCTCCCGATTTTAAACCGAGTCAATGGACTCATAATGCAGAGGAACATGAACAATATATGGATCCTGATGTAACATTTAATAATCTTTATAAGGAGAGTAAAGAATGATGAAGAAAAAAAGCTATGCTATGGGTGGTGCTACTGGCGACAAAGAAAAAATGATGGGTGGTGGTGCTATGAAAAAGAAAAGTTTTGCTATGGGTGGTGGTGCTAATAAGAAAAAAAGTTTCGCTAACGGTGGCAAAGTTGTGAAAGGTCCATATAGTTAATGACAACTTCATCCTCTACAAACTTTGAGCTTGATGTAGCCGAGTATATTGAAGAAGCTTTTGAGCGTTGTGGCTTAGAAGTTCGTACTGGCTATGACATTCAAACAGCTAAAAGGTCAATAAATATACTTTTGGCTGATTGGGCTAATAGGGGATTAAACCAATGGACTATTGAGCAAAGAACGCAAACTTTAACTTCTGGTACTGCGGAGTATAATTTAGATACAGATTTAATTGATGTATTAAATGCTGTAATTAGAAGAGGTTCTACAGATTTTACTATAAGTAGGATAGGTAGAGATCAATATTTAAATATACCAACAAAGTCTACCACTGGTAGACCTAGTCAATATTTTTTGGATAGGCAAATAACTCCAAAATTAAAGTTATGGTCTACACCAGAAAACAGTACAGATATTTTTGTTTATGATGCTTTGACTAGAATACAAGATGCTGATACTGCAAAAAACACTATGGAAGTACCCTTTAGGTTTTATCCATGTTTGACTGCTGGATTAGCATACTATTTAGCTATGAAAAGAGCACCAGACAGAGTGCAATTATTAAAGGCTATGTATGAAGAGGAGTTTGAAAGAGCGTCAGCAGAAGATCGTGATCGTTCTAACTTATCATTAACTCCTAGCAGTACATATTATGGTTTTGTATGAGTAGATATGCTTTAGGTAAAAAATCTAAATTTATATCAGACAGATCAGGGTTTGCTTTTCCATATCGTGAAAGAGTTATGGAATGGAATGGTAATGTTGTACATAGATCAGAGTATGAAGCAAAACACCCACAACTTACACCAAGAAAACCACCTTTTGAGCCACAAGCTTTGTACCAACCTAGACCACAAGAAACAGATGATAATAAGAAGTTTATAGTTTATACAAATACTGGTTTAGGTATAATCGGTGCAGAGTTAACAAGTTTTAGTGCTACAGCATCTTTAGGAACTGTAACGGTGAGTGTATCATGAGTTTTACATTAACAACATTAACACAATCAGTACAAGACTGGACAGAAAATGATGAGTCTACTTTTGTAGCAGAGATACCGTTTTTTATAAAAAACGCAGAAGAAAGAATATTTAAAACAGTTGATTTAGATTATTTTAGAAAAAATGTTGAGGGAACAACTACTGCTAGTAATAAGTTCTTACAAAAGCCAAGTGATTACATGGCTACTTTTTCTTTATCTTATGTAAATAGTAGTAATGAAAATGTGTTCCTTTTACAAAAAGATGTCAACTTTATACAAGAGTTTCATCCTGACCCCACTGTGACGGGAAATCCTAAATACTACGCACAGTTTGATGTTAATAATTTTATTTTAGCACCTACTCCGAGTAGTGCTTTAAGTGTTGAATTACATTATTATTATCGTCCAGCTTCACTTACAACAGATGATAGTGGAACAACTTGGATAAGTACAAATGCACCAGACGCTTTGTTATATGGTACGTTAATGGAAGCGTATACGTTTATGAAAGGCGAAAAAGACGTGTTAGACTTATACAATGGTAGGTTTTTAGAAGCACTTGGAAGACTCAAAAATTATGCAGAAGGTAGAAATTATTCTGACTCTTATCGAGAAGGCTTAGTTAGACAAAGGCAAACATGAGTAAAACTAAAAGTGTTGCGATTGTCGGTTTAGGCAATAGTTTTTGCGATTTTATTTTAGCAAAAATGAGAAGCGAAAAATTTGATGAAGTATGGGCTATAAACTCCATGTCTGGCATTATATATCATGATAAATGTTTTATGATGGATCCGCCCTCTAGGTTTTTGGATACACCTAATGCTGGAAAACAAACAAATGTTATGGCTGATAGATTAAAAACAAAACTTAATATCCCCATTTTTAGTTGTACTTTAGACAAAAGGTGTCCGGATGTTGTTGAGTTTCCTTTACAAGAAGTCATCCAAAAGACTGGATATGCTTATTTTAACAATACCGTCCCTTACGCTCTTGCTTATGCTATTACACAAAAAGTTACAAACTTACATTTATACGGTCTTGATTATACCCATAAAGCTATAAATTTTGCAGAGGCTGGGAAAGCTTGTTGTGAATTTTGGTTAGCGATAGCAATTTCAAAGAAAATTAAAATACATATAGCTAACAGTTCATCTTTACTTGATATGAATGTTCCCGACGATCAGAAGTTATATGGATATCATAGACTCGATGACCCTCTTGTTACTACAGCAACACAAGGCGAAATGTTAATAACTAGAAAATCAAAGTTAGAACCTCCAGAACCTTTGGATGCAACACCGAATATTATAGGTAGAGAAGATCTTCCAGGAATAACTTATGAGGAGAATAAAAATGTTTAATGTAAATGTTTCTGAAGTAGGAAGTGTAAATGTGCATACTTCCCATGATGGAGGATTAACAAACGAACAAGTGGCAGATTTATGTGTTGATAAAATAGTTACAATATCAGATCAAGCTCCTGACCACATTAGGCAACAAGCTAATCAATTTAAAGAGCATCTTAAAAAGGTAGTGTATAATTATTTGCTCTTGGCAAGAAGAGAAGAACGAGCTAGTATAGTTCACATATTAAGATCTAATGGTCAAAAAGAACTGGCTGAGTATATAAGGAGACTCTAATATGGCTATAACACAAGCAATGTGTAATTCCTTCAAGAAAGAGTTGTTAGAAGGAGAACACAATTTTAAAAATTCAGGTGGAGATGATTTTAAATTAGCACTTTTTGCAGAGGGAACTGGTGCAAAATCAGGAACCACAGCAACTCTTGGTTTTGGAACTACTGCCCTAGTTACAACTGGTGAGGTGCAATCTAGTGGTTCATATTCAACTGGTGGAGCTAGTTTAACAAGAGTAGACCCATCTGTTGCGACTGCTACTACTACACAAACTGCGTTTACTGATTTTGCTGATTTAAGTTTTACTACAGCTTCAATTACTGCAATGGGTGCGTTGATATATAACGATAAAGACTCTAATCATAGAGCAGTATGCGTTTTAGATTTTACATCTAATAAGACTTCAACATCTGGCACATTTACAATACAGTTTCCAACTGCTGACGCTTCTAACGCTATTATTCGTATAGCATAAAGTAAACCGTTATGGCTAACGGTTGGGGTCAAGGCACTTGGGGTGCTGTTGGTTGGGGAGGTATAGGTAATACCTCTTTTTCTGTAACTGGTGTTGCAGGAACATCTGCCGTTGGTGATGAAGGTGCAACTGGTACTTCAACTGTAATAGAAACTGGTTTAGAGGCAACTAGTTCTTTAGGAACAGTAATAGCTAGTAGTATTCATATTATAACAGTTTCTGGTGTACAAAGCACAGCTACTCTAAATAGTGCAACTGCTTCGATCCCTATATCTTTTGGTGTTACTGGTTTAGAAGCTACAACTGGATTTTTATCTGGTTGGGGTAGTTCTGCTTGGGGTGACCACATATGGGGTGGTGGTGTTTTTGCAGATGTAGGGCAAACAATCACACCAACTGGTTTTGAAGCACAAGCACAATTAACACTTCCCACAATAACTGGAACTGGTATATTTAGCGTCACTGGCGTACAAGGTGTTACTAGTGTAGGTGATGAAGCAACTACGCCACAATCAAGAGTGAGTGTAACGCAATCAGGTTTAACTGGATCAGTGGGTAATACCACAGAAACGGGAACAGCTTTATCTTCACCCACTGGTGTTTCTGCAACAACACTTATTGCTCAAAAATCTACATCTACAATTACTTTTACGGTAACTGTAGTAGGTGGTAATCCTTCTAATCATCCGTATCATGGTGTAGGTTCTGCAAATAAATTTGCAATTAATGGATCAACTGCAACAGCAGACGTTACTTTAAATTTATATGAAACTAATACTTATAGATTTGATCAAAGCCATTCTAGTAATGATGGACACCCATTAAGACTTAGTACCACAGAAAATGGAACGCATGGTGGTGGTTCAGAGTATACAACTGGTGTAACTACAAACGGAACACCTGGACAAGCTGGAGCATACACAGAAATTACTGTTGTTTCTGGAGCACCAGACTTACACTATTATTGCACTAATCATCCAAACATGGGTTATTTTGCTTACACCCCATTTATTGGTCCAGTATTAATTGGAACAACTGGAGCACCAGTTACAAACGTGACTGCGTTAACTTCTGCTTTAGGTAATGAAACTGTAATTGGCTCTGCTGGAGTAGCCCTTACATTAGCAGGAATGTCAATTTCAATAAACGATGTTGCAATATCTGGTGGTTCTGTGTTATCGTTAACGGGAGTTGTTGGAACAACAGCTACTGGTGAAGAACAAGTGTATAGTTTAATAGAACCAGACCAACTGGCTAATTGGATTGAAAGGGTGGCATAATGGCAACATATGGTAATAATCTAAGGCTAAAAGAAATAGCCACTGGTGATGAATCTGGAACATGGGGTACATCAACAAACACAAATTTAGAATTAATAGGTGAAGGTTTAGGTTTTGCAACAGTAACTTTTGGATCGGATGCTGATCTTACTGAAACGGTAGCCGATGGTTCATCTGACGGAGCTAGAGCTTTATTTATTAAAGTTGCTTCCTCAACTAATTTAACGGCAACAAGAACTTTGACAATAGCACCTAATGATATTAAAAGAGTGCATATAATTGAAAATGCAACTTCGGGGTCACAAAGTATAAATATATCACAAGGTCTTGGAGCTAATGTCACAATAGGCAATGGTGACACAAAGGTGGTATATTTAGATGGAGGGGGTGGTTCAGCGGCAGTTGTTGATGCTTTTGTAGATTTAGATTTATCAGGGGGATCGGTAAACGTAGGCACAGTTAAAACAAACTCTGGTGATATGACATTTGATTCTGCTGGAGATATTATACTTGATGCAGATGGTGCAGATATAATATTTAAAGATGCTGGAACAGCCATTGCACACTTAACTAACTCAAGCAGTGATTTTGTTATAGAAACAAAAGTGCAAGATAAAGATTTTATAATAAAGGGTGATGATGGTGGCTCCGGAATAACAGCATTGACAATAGATATGTCAAGTGCAGGAGCGGCGACATTTAATAATGATGTGACTGCTTTTTCTGATAAAAGGTTGAAAACTGATATAGAGCCCATAGCAAATGCTTTAGAAAAAGTTAAACAGATGCAAGGTGTTTACTATAAAAGAAATGATGTAGATAATGCAAAACAACAAGTTGGTGTTTTAGCACAAGATATGGAAACGGTTTTACCAGAAGTTGTACTAACTGCAGATGATGCAATGGAAACAAAATCAGTTGATTATGGTAAACTAACAGCAGTATTAATTGAAGCAATAAAACAACTTAGTGATGAAGTAACCCATTTAAAACAACAGATTATAAATGGAGGGTAATCAGTGACTATACCTAGTTCTGGACAATCCTTATCTTTTTCTGCATTAAGAACTGAATTTGTAGGTGGTTCTAGTGCAATAAGTCTTGGTGATCTTTACAGAGGTGGCTCAAACATTAGAGCAAAGCACCCAACTAATAATGCCACTAATGATGCGGCGAATGTGCCTGAAAGTGGTGCTTTAGATGTAAGTGATTTTTATGATCAAGGCAAAAGTTTTACCTTTACATATTCATCCTCTGGTACAGATCAAAACTTGTCTGATTTATTTGGATCTACTGATTATGGAGTGGACTATCCAAAGAACGTTGTAATCCCAGCTTCAATAACTCTGGGAACAGCTAGTACTTCTGAATATGCTCTTGAAGCAGATAGTGGAGGTGCTGGAACAATTACTATTACAAACAATGGTAATATAATAGGTGCAGGAGGAGCAGGAGGCTCTGCTGGAAGTGCTAATGGTGGAACTGGAGGTAATGGTTCTGCTGGAGGAGATGCTTTCAAAGCATCAGTAGCCGTTACCTTAGTTAATAATGGAAGCATGTTAGCTGGAGGCGGAGGTGGCTCTGGTGGTGGTGGCGGAGGTCAAGGTGGTGCTCTTCAACAACAATCACAACAACAGACTACCGCTCAACAAGGTCCTAGTTACCAAGCACCAGCGTCTGGTAATAAATGGACAAGATACCAACTTGAACCCGGAGCACCAACCACACCAGCGGCTCGTATAGCTCATCAAGGTCCTAATCTAACGCCTGGACAGCAAGGATCTAGAGTGCAAATGCCATCGGTCGGTGCTCCTGGTCCAAGTTTTCCAAGTAGTCTGCCTTATAATCAAACTTCTGTTACTCAAGGGCAATATACATATTATAGAGGTCCACAAAACAGTCAGGGTTATATTTATTATACTGGTATGGAAAACCCACAAGAAGTTGGAATTCAAATAGCTTATTCAGTTTATAGAAGATATCCTCAACAATCACAGCAACAAAATCAAGTATCAGGACATAGTGGTGGTGCTGGAGGTGCTGGAGGATTAGGAAGAGGTTTTCAAAATCAACCTGGAGGAGATGCTGGAGCTAGTGGATCTGCGGGATCTACAGGTCAAGCTGGAAACGGTGGTGCTGGAGGTGATGGTGGCACTGGTGGTGGTTATGGTCAAGCTGGAGGTGCAGGTCAAGATGGGGCTACTGGAACGTCCTCTACAACATCAGGCTCTGCTGGAGGTAATGATGGTTCAGTTGGAGCCGCAGGAAATTATATTGAAGGAATATCAAACGTAACTTTTACAAATAACGGTACAGTCGCAGGAGGTACAGAATAATGGCAACATATGCTTGGACTATAGATTGTTTACATACTAAAAATATAACAAAAAGTGGTAAGACTTATACAGACGTAATTATTGAAGTAGAAGCAACATTGACTGGAACTAGTGAAACTGTGGGTAGTATTTCATCTGATGCTAGTTTTGATTTAGATATGAACATAGATAATGTTGACAGCAGTTTTACTGCATATGATTCTGTTACAGAAGATAATGTAAAAACTTGGATTGAAAATAGATTAGGCTCAACAACCCTAGCAGAGATTAAAAAAGGGATTGAAGGTGATCTTGAGTTTAAAGAAAAAGTAAATGGTGGAACTAAAAAAGGCACGACCAACAGTGATGGTGTGTTTACTGCTTCTTTTCCTTGGTCATAGAATTCATTTAGATTAAATATGAATTTACATTTTTTTGTTAAAGTCTTATATTTAATTAATGCCTATAAATACTGCAATTAAATTTTTAGAAAAAGAACATGCTAAATGTTTATCTTTACATATGGCACATGTAGAACCTAGCTTAAACCCTACTAAAGAAGAAATGTTTTCAGGAACAAAAAGTGTATATGCTGATCCAGTTTTTGAATGTTTGTTAAATTTTATCAAACCAGAAGTAGAAAAGGCTTGTAAAAAAGAATTAGTCCCGACTTATTCTTTTTGGAGAACTTATTTTAAGACACAAGATTGTCCTCCACATAAAGATAGACCTTCGTGTCAAATAAGTGTAACACTTTGTATTGATGCATCTGATAAAAAAGATATGTGGGATATTAATGTAGAAGATCAAGTTTTTAAATTGAATGTAGGTGAGGGTGTTATATATAGAGGTTGTGAACAAGAACATTGGAGACATGAACTTCAATATGATTGGCACAGACAAGTTTTCCTGCATTATATAGAAAAAGATGGTGAATTTTATCCACAATATAAATATGATGAAAGACCAGACTTATATTACAATACTGAAGTATCAATATGAAAAGAAATATTATTGTAGCAAAAAAAGCATTTTCTCCAGAATTTTGTGAAGAAATAATAAAGCTTCAAAAAAATACAATGGTGAAAGGTGGTGTTGGTACTGGGGGTGATGTAAACAAAAAAGTAAGAAATAGTGAGATTTGTTTTTTCAATGGAAGTGTAAAATATTTTCAACTATATAAACCAATACTTGAACTGGTCAGTAGAGTTAATAATCAGTTTTATGAATTTGATTTATTCGAACCAGAAACATTTCAACTAACCAAATATGATGAAAAAAATAAAGGTTTTTATAAGCCTCACGAAGATGGTTTTTATGAGAACCCACCTAATCAACTAGTGAGAAAACTATCTATGTCAGCACAACTTACATCGCCCGAGTATTATGAAGGTGGTCAGTTAGAGTTTCCAGATGATAAACATAATTTTGTGGAGGAAGATGCAAGAGAGCAAGGCACAGTTGTGTTTTTTCCATCTTATTTAAAACACGGAGTACAACCAGTTACAAAAGGTATACGATACAGTTTAGTTAGTTGGTTTGTTGGTCCATCATTTAGGTAAAAGAATATGAATAAAAAAGAATTTTTGGAAGCATGTAAAAAACAAAAATATTTTGGAGAGTGTTACTATGCTGTATATGATAATTTCTTACCTTATCAAGAATTTGGAGCACTACAAGATTATGTGTTTGGTCCATTAGGTTGGCATGTCAGTAGCAAAATTAATGTTAATGATACCTCTAATAAAGACTTTTATTTTGCAACTACAATATTTCATAATCAAGAATATGCTAGGCGTCAATGGAATCCTAATGAGAATGTTGATCCGTTTTTAAAAATAACTTCTAAATTATACATAGATGCATTAATGAGAATTAAAGCAAATTTATATATTGGTTCTACAGAAAATAAAATTCATGCACCTCATATAGATTACGATTTGCATCATACAGGTGCTTTATTTTTTGTAACTGATTGCGATGCTCCTACTTATTTAGCAGATGGTACAGAAATAGAATCAAAAGCTAACAGAGTGCTCATATTTAATCCTGCAATACCACATTCAAGTTCCGCACCAACAAACGTGCCATACAGAGTTACAATAAATATTAATTATTTTGGACTAGGTGTTAATAGAGATTATATTGCAGATCACCACAATAGTATTCCGACGTTAAAGTCTGATAATTACCCTTTTTGATGAGTACGTCAGATTTAATTTTATTTTCAGGTGGTCCAGACAGTACGGTTTTGTTGAAACATTTTTTACAACAAAAAATAAAAGTAAGAGTTTTGTATATTCAAATGGGTTGGGCGATAAGAACACAACCTAGAATTAAATTACAAAACATGGCAGTAAATAACGTGATGCAATATTTAAGAGAAAAATACGGAGACTTTGAATATTCACAAGCATCTATTCTTACTACTTTGAATGAGCAAAATGAAGATAAATATTTTGCAACAGATCATCAATGGTGTGCTTTTTTTGGTTCAATGTTTTGCCACAATTACAATATAAAAAGAATGTGGGCTGGAAATTACACTTACACAGACGCTGTTGTACAAAAAAGAGATGGTAAATCAGAAAACTATTTGAATGATAATGACTTAAATATGTGGATAGAATCAGCTACTAAGTTTTTTGCCAGACCTAAATATTGTACTCCTAAATCTGAATACAAAGGTAAAGGTTTAGATAGTTTTAAAAGTAAAAAAGAGGCATGGGACTCACTGGAAATAGAATTAAAAAACATGGTAAGAAGTTGTGTTTCTCATAAATGGTTTTGTGGTGATTGTCCAAAATGTTGGACAGCAAAAGAATATAACTTAAGAGATAATAAAGGTAATCCACTATGAATCCAGTTTATACTATAATGACACCTACTAAAATTCCTATTGGTAGAATTAACAAAAGTATTAATGAACAATTTATTAAAGAATGTAAGCAGTATCCTAATGAAAACACACTAAAAACAACTGCATCAGGTTTAATAAATCCAAAATTTATATCTACTTTGAATTTACATATGGTGAAAAGTATACAAGATAAATACATAAAACCTTACTTATGTGATCTATTAATAGATTTATTTGTAGATAGCACAAATTATGCTTTTTCAAAGAGAGACATTATTAAAAGTTATGATAAAAATATAAATATAAGAGAGTTGTGGTTAGTTGAGTATGATAATCAATCATATTTTAAATCACACACTCATGTTTCCTTACCTAATCATTACAGTTTTAGTTGGTATTTAAAATGTGAAAGTGATAGAAAAGTAATATTTATATCAGATAAACAAGAGTACGAAATAATAGTTTCAGAAGGAGATATATTAGTATTTCCAGGATGGTTGCCACATAGAGTAGAGAGCAGTAATAGTGTTTGTTGTTCTGGTAATTTTGATGTAAGCGTAAATATGGGTTAGTTATCCAAATATTGTAATTTATCAAAAATAGTAGTATGGTTTTATTATGCCATTACAGTCTTTAAAATTTAAGCCTGGAATTAATAGAGAGATTACATCTTACTCTAATGAAGGTGGCTTTTTTGATTGTGAAAAAATTAGGTTTTATACAGCGTTTCCAGAAAAAATAGGTGGTTGGGTCAAACAGTCAGACAATACTTATCTAGGTACAGCTAGAGCATTGCATAATTATATTGCTTTAGATGGTTCTGATTTCATGGGAGTTGGAACACATTTAAAGTATTATATAGAAGAAGGTGGTGCATTTAATGATATAACACCAATCCGTAAAACTTCAACAAATAGCATAACTTTTTCTGCTACAAATGGTTCTAGTACGATTACTGTAACAGATGCATCACATGGTGCAGTGGTAAATGATTTTGTAACAATATCTGGTGCTGTTAGTTTAGGTGGTCTTGTTACAGCAAGTGTGCTCAATGCAGAGCATCAAATAACAAAAATAGTAAATGGTAACTCCTATGAGATTGTCGTTAGTGTTACTGCAAACGCCTCTGATAGTGGTAATGGTGGTTCTGGTGTTGATGGTTTATATCAAATTAATGTAGGTCTTGATACCTCTGTTGGTGGTAATGGTTGGGGTGCTGGAGCTTGGGGTGGTATAAATGCTGATTTATCAGAGTTTGGTTGGGGTGAAGCCGCGTCATCAGGGACTACGGCTACTGTAAGATTATGGACACATGATAATTTTGGTGAAGATTTACTTCTAAATCCAAGAGATAGTGGTATTTTTTATTGGGATAGGAGTAATGGTTTAAGCACTAGAGCTGTTAATTTAACAAGTTTATCTGGTGCAAGTGATGTTCCTACAATAGCAAAACAAGTTTTAGTATCTGATATAGATAGACATATAGTTGTGTTTGGAGCTAATACTATTGGAACTTCTACACAAGACCCACTGTTAATAAGGTTTGGGTCGCAGGAGTCATTAACTAATTTTACACCAGATACTACTAATACTGCAGGAGATTTAAGGTTAAGTAGTGGTTCTACTTTTGTACAAGCTGTAGAAACTAAGCAACAAATATTAGTGTTTACTGATAAAAGTTTATTTTCAATGCGATTTATTGGTCCACCTTTTACTTTTGGTTTACAAGAACTTTCTAAAAACATAACCATAATCAGCCCTAACTCAGCCGTAGCTGTTGATGATATTGTGTTTTGGATGGGTAAAGAAAACTTTTATGTATATACTGGTCGTACTCAACAAATAGCTTGCACTGTAAGAGATAAAGTATTTTTAGATTTTAACTTTTCACAAGCTGATAAAGTTGTTTCTGGAGTAAATTCACAATGGTCAGAAATATGGTGGTTTTATCCTTCAGCAAGTAGTGAAGAAAATAATAAATATGTTATATATAATTATGCAAATCAAACATGGTACTATGGCACACTTGCTAGAACAGCTTGGCATGATAGAGGTATAAGAAGGTTTCCAATAGGTGCTGGATCACCTCATTTATTTGAGCATGAAAATGGCAATGATGATGATGGCAGTGCTATGACGGCATCAATAGAATCAAGTCAAATAGATATAGGTGATGGCTATCAATTTAGTTTTATAAAACAGCTTATACCAGATATCACATTTGAAGGTTCTACCTCAACAACTGGTAATCCTTCAGCTGACTTTACATTACAAGCTCGCACTGGTCCTGGAAGTACCTATGCAAACACTTCTGGTGGCTCTAGTACAAGAACTGCAACAGCTCCAGTAGAACAGTTTACTGATTTGATTAATGTTAGACTTAGAGGAAGATCATTTAACATGAAACTTGAATCAACGGAACAAGGTGTGGCATGGAAACTTGGTACACCAAGAGTAGATATAAGACCTGATGGTAGGCGATAATGTCTAGTCGTGACATTGCACCACCAAGATTACCACAACCAAACGGTGAATTAACTGTTGATTATATGTACGATTTGGTTACCACCCTTGATTTTTTTATTCAACAACAAGCAAATCCTGGAGAAGGTAGAAATACAAAAGTCGTTTTTACTGAACTGCCTACTAGCGATGTAGGTTTAGAGGAAGGAACCTTGTATAGAATAGGAAATGATGTTAAGGTATCTTTATTGAATATTGCAGGAGTTAATGGGAATAGTTCAACTATGTCGTTAGGTTCTGTAACAGTTTCAGTTTCATAACTGACTGCACACTTGTATAAAAGTTTTTTATCTGTTAAGATGGTGATATGAGTATTGCAAGTCTTTCATATGATGTAACAAATGCCAACCCAATCGGTTTAGCTTCTTTAGAAAACGCTTCTAGAATGTTAGCTGACTTTGGTCGTAATGGTGATACTTATGTAGTACACGCAAAAGAGGGTGAAACAGTTATACCTTTAGAAGTTTTGGACAATAACCCAAAGCTTAAAGATATGCTTTTCAAACAAATGCGTGATTTGGATTTAGATCCTAATAGGTATATTGTTGGTAATGAGCTTAATTCTATAAATCCAGTAACTGGTCAGCCTGAGTTTTTTATCAAAAAATTATTTAAAGGGTTGAAAAAAGTAGTCAAAAAAACAGCTCCAATAGTGTTACCGATTGTTGCTCCATACTTATTACCTACTATGCCTTTATTTTTATCTGCAGGAATAGGAACACTTGCAGGAGGGTTAGCAGGAGGTCAAAGTCCTAAAAATGCTTTGCGTAATGCTGTTATAGCTGGAGGTCTAGCAGGATTGGGTAATGTGGCGTTTGGTGGTCAACAAGGTTTTGGATCTGGTGATTTTAGTGCTTCTGCTAGTGATCTTGGATTAACAAAAGATTATGATATTAGAAATATATTTGACCAAAAAAGTGGTGATGGTACATTAGCAGGATTTAGTGATACTGGTGCAAGCACAAACGTGAGCACTGATATGGGTAAGACTAATTTTACTGGTGGGAAACCTACTGTTGACAGTAATATTGTTAAGTCAGATAAAGGTATATTAGAAACATTAGAAGATTTGGGTGGTAAAGCTAAAGAAACATATAGTGAGTATTTAGACCCGAAACGTAAAAGTATAATGCCTTCCAAAGCAGATATTATGAAGTCAGCAAAAGAAACAGCACAAGCAAAGTATGACACTTTTAAAGAATTAGGTGTGAACTTATCAAAAGATAAAAAACAAGATATACTTATAAAAGCCTTAGAAACAGCAGAAAAAGAACTAGCTCCAAGTGCTTTACAAAAGTATGCTCCTATCGGGGGTGCTACTGCATTAGGTTTATATGGATTAGATCAAGCAGGTCTGCCAATATTTACTGTACCAGAGGAAGAAGAAAAAACTAGAATGCTTACTGGTTTAGATTTATTGGAACAAGATCCTGACAGATTTAAATTTACAGACTTTTACGGTGATAATCCTTATTACACATATAGGGCAGACGGTGGTGAGATAGTTGGTCCTGGAACATCAACCTCTGATTCTATTCCTGCTATGTTAAGTGATGGTGAGTTTGTAATGAATGCAAAAGCAGTAAAAGGTGCTGGAGGTGGCGACCGTCAACAAGGTGCAAAACGTATGTATCAAATGATGAAAAAGTTTGAGAGGGTAGCGTAATGGCAGAAGAACAAACCGTAATACAAAGAGAAGCCCCTGAAATAGAAGCCTATAAACTAGGGTTAATGGAACAAGCTAAACAGTTAGCAGGAACAGCTCCTACTGAAGAAGATTTAGCAAAACTAATACCGACTGAATTAGGTCTAAGTGGTCTACAGCAAGACGCAGTAGATGCTTTGACTAATGTAGGTACTAGTGGTATTGGCGGATATAAAGATTATTTAACTGATGCTGGAACACAATTAGATACAGCAGGAGAAACATTAACCAGTGCTTTAGGTACTTTAGGTAGAGCAGAAGATGCTGGAGCCTTGTCTACTGGTATATTCGATCCTAGTATGACACAAGAGTTTATGAACCCATATCAAAAAGCAGTAACAGAACAAGCTTTAGCTCAGCTTAATAAACAATTTGCAGAACAACAAGCTATGAGGGGTGCATCAGCCATTGGTGCTGGAGCGTTTGGTGGCTCTCGTCAAGGTGTTCTAGAAGGTATAGCACAACGTGAATTAGGTGATGTTACGAGTAGAAGAATATTTGAGGACTTAGCTAGAAACTTTGGTCAAGCTCAACAGTCAGCTATGACATCATTTGAAAATCAACAAAGACGTCAAGCTAATCAAGCTTCACTAATAGGTCAACTAGCAGGACAAGAAGCAGGAATAGGTGGACAACAAGCAAGTCAAGCTATGCAAACAGCAGGACTTGGTGAGTTGGCACAAAACCAAGCATTGAAAGATATTAATGCGTTAACCACAGTTGGTGGTATTGAACAGCAACAAAGAATAGCTGATGAACAAGCTAGGTTAGAAGGCGAAAGGTTTAAATTTTTAGAACCACAACAAAGACTTAGTTTTTATAGTGATATATTAAGAGGTGTTCCAAGTACACAAATACAAACTCTCACTGGTGGTGGCGGAGCACAAGTGCCGTTGTTTCAACAAGCGTTAGGAGCAGGGATTACTGGCTTAGGTTTATACGGTGCTGGAAATAAACTGGGGATTTTTTAATGAATGAACTACAAAGAGCTATGTTACAAAATCAACAAATGGGTGGGATTACTTCAGGTTTGGAAGATGAGAGTATGCAGTCAGCTGAGGCTCTCGGTGGAATCGCGTCTGGTATTGAAACACTTTTTCAAAACATTGATAAGGCAGAAAACCCAAAAGAAATTATGGATGCTATCAGAGGTGATGAAGCCTCGGTGGAGGAGCGTCGTAATGAGTTGGGGCAGTTGGTCGGTAAAGCAGATGCTGACAAAACTCCGGAATCTGTTTTAACTATGGTGCAACCGTTGATGACGGTAATAGAATCTACTGGTGGTATAGCTAGTTTGGACACAGAGGAAACACCAGTTGCACCAAATGTTAGTGAAGCTAAACAAATGGAAGCTATGACTAGAATGCAAAGTGGTGAAGCACCAGTTATGTTAAGAACTGGTTCTGTAAATGCAGTAAATGCAAACCCGACTGGCAATCCAGCTAGTAATGCTAATTTGTTAGCATTAGCGTTACAAAAGGGTGGAATGTTTGGTCAGCTTGATCCTATCAAAGGTATAGAAATAGCTAAACGATTAACGCCGATGCCAAAACGTTCTGATTATACTGGTTTATTTTCTGACCGTCCAAGTGCGTATAAGGATTATGCAGAAACACTTCCAGGACTTACTTTAGCAAAGTTTGGTCAAATAGTAGGTAGAAGTCCTACTTTGATTGATGCAGTTTTAGATCCACAAACAGCACAATTAGCTGATCCTATTATGAAGCTCTCTTTATTACAAGCTCAGGAGAAACAAAAAGCGTTAGATAAAGAAGCTACTGCTTTTACAGAAGCTAAAAAAGAAGCACAGAAGTCAAGATCAGAAATGATAAAACCTTTGATCACACAAATAGGTACACCTAATACAGAAATTTTTAAAGCAGATGATGGAACAACATTTTTAGTTAATAAAAAGACTGGGGCATCTTCATCATTAGCTCCAGGAGCACCGAAAGTACAGTTTTTTCAAGGGTTAGGTTTAGCAACAATACAACCTGATGGTAAAACTACATTCCAAAAAGCTGACTTACAAATAGTAGAAGATAAAAACACTGGTAGAAAAGTGGCTTTCAATCCATTAACAAAAACAATAGGTCAAGAAATTATCCCAGGACGAGTAAAGTTAGAAACTTTTGGAAGTGATCAGTTTGGTTACTATACTCGTGATCCTTTTAATAATACAATTATGCAACTTGTTGAAGGTAAAATACCATTAAGTGATTCACAAAAATTAATACGAGATTTTACTAAAAACAGAGCTGTATTAGCTGATGCTAAGTCTTCGACAGAAGCTAAATTGACTGCACAAACAAACTTAGAAGCTTTACGCCCTAAAATATTTGGACAAGATACCGAGTTTATAAAAGTTGTTAACGAAATGACTGATAACTTTAGGAAAAGCATGAGTGAAGATGATTTAGATGGTATGGAACAAGCTGATGTTGAACAAAGTGTAAGGGATTATAGACAAGCATTATTTTCAAAATACTTTGATGCAAAAACAATATCACAATCTAGATATGATCCTCGTTCTGATGAAAAGAAAACATTTTTAGATATACTGAAAAAGAAAATAGAAAGACGTGATGAAGGGTTAGAAAATGTAACAAAGATGGGTGAACTTGCTAGTGAATCTGGTAAACTGGCTCAAAACTTTAAAACTGGTTTATTTGCACCACAAAGATTATTTTTAGGCAAGTTATTAGATGCTTTCCCACCGATGAAAGCATATATGGAACAAAACACTGACCCTGATATGTACAAAGAGTTTTTTGGTGGTGGTATAGCTTCTGGTGAAGCTTTGAAATCTGTATCAACACAATTTGCATTAGCTTTTGCTCAGTTCCTCCCTGGAAACTTAAACACTGAAGAAATCAACATGATACAGACTGCCGCTCCAGGATTGACTAATACTAAAGAAGGTATTGAGTTACTTACTAAAATGTTTACAAGACAGTCAGCTAGACTACAAAAAGAGAAAGATTATTCAACTAAGGTGTTAGCTGAAACTGATTTACAAGGTAAAGATTTATATGTTCATCATGAAAAAATGATGAGAGAGTTTAGAAGAAAGAACCAAATACTCAGTAAAGAAGAAGCAAACATTGTAAAAGAAGCAGGACAAAATATACAACCTAATGAGTTTTTCCAATTTAAAGGTGGTAATAAAGCAGGACTCCCTGCGACACCAACTAATAAGGCTATAGCTAATATATCAAAAAGTGTGATTGATGCTACACCGAGTGGAAAAGACCCATTTAAGAATTTTCTAGCACAAGCTGTACCAAGAATTAAAGACGTATTGGCTAAAAATTTCCAAGAAAGGTTTGGTCAGCCTGGAGATGTAGATGCTTACTTAGACCCTAATACTCCTGAAGGTATGAGTATACTACAACAAATGTTTAGAATGGGTGGTTTAGATTTAATTGTAAAGGATAATTAGAAGTGGAAGACTTTAAAGATTTTACTAGTGAAGCAGGACCAAAATTTCCTCCTGGAAGCCCAGCGATAGGTCAACGACAAACCCTTCCGTTTGATTTTGATTTAGATCTTGAAAACATAAAACCAATATATAGAAAAGCAACTGAGGAAGAAAGAACACCAAAAACGACTCAAGGCACTTCATTATTAGAAGTTCCAGACTCTGATGTTTTTTCATTATTAGATGCAGTAGTCCCAGATGCCAGTACAACATCAGATTTTCTTAGCAGTCCATTACTTTTTTCATACACCGTATTACCTGATAAAGTAGAAGGATATAGTGAAGGTATTGATAAAGTCCTTGTAAGTATGAAACAAGAACAAGACCGTGTTGAAAATGTATTGAAAGATGTGTTAGGTGAAAGATATCAAGGCATCAATGCAAATACTCTAGAAGGTTTTGATTTAGGTAGGACTAGAGATCAACTAGCTAGAAAAGACTTTTTTGAAGATAGAAAAAAATACTTTGAGGATAAATATCCAGGATCAGAATACTTCCGTATACAAGTAGGTAATAATAAAAGAGAAGAAGTATTTAGTCTAGTTGCTGACGGTGAAGTTTATAGGGTAGATCCAAAAGGTGGTTTTGGTGATATAATGGGAGATATAGGTGACATTACTGGAACTGTTGGTACTCTTTCCACTGCTGGTGCTATTATTGGTTCTTATCTGCATGCTCTTTTTGGTACTGCTGGAGGATACGTAATAGGAGATATGATAGATAAACAACTTGCTCAGGAAGGTATTGATGAAAGTAGAGATGAATTTTTTGAGCAGTTTACTGGTAGTCAAGCATTGCAAGGATTAGTAGAAGGTGTAATAAATCAGTTCGCTCCTGGAGCTGGTAAGTATATCGTAGCTAAATTAAAAGGTGATGAAGCTGGAGTGCCTTTTAACATGTTACTTAAAAAAATACCTGAGGAAGGATTAGAAGCACAAAAGTTTGCAGTAAAAGAAGGTTTACCATTATTGGGGGTAGCTCAATTAGCGACACAAAGCACACTTGGAACAAAGCTTTATGGTCAAGCATCATTTATCTCTCGTAAAGTCACGGACTTGAGACTTAACCAACAAGAAAAAATATTAAAAAAGTTAGAAGCTAAAGCAAATGCTCCTGGAGGATTTAATGCTTTTAGTCAAGCTGAATTAGAAAATTATGTTGTTATGAAAGGTAATCAATACAATAATGATTTATTAAAATTTATGGATGAAACATTTAACTTGAATGTAAAACCTGACAGTACAAAAGTTTTCCAAAAAATTACAGAAGATGCTACAAACCTTAAAAAAGCGTTAGACTTACAAATAGAAAAAAAGTTTTTACAAGCATCACAAAAGGCAAACTCAGCTGGAGCAACATTTGACTTGACTCCTGCCGTAGCTAAAGCTAAAGAGATATTATATGGTATAAGAACAAGAGCTAAACCAGACCCAAAAAATCCAGCAGATAAAAAAACAATAGGTTTAAATATTCCTGGAGGTGATTTAGGTAATCAACTACAAAGGCTTGTTAATGTATTAGACCCTACTGTATCAAAATTAGTAACAACTGATTTAGGTGTACCAAAAACTTTTTCAGCCTTAAAACAAATTACTACTATAAGAAATGATTTATCGGACTTGATACAAGAAGGTGGCTCAGTAGGCAGACAAGCAAAAGAGATAGTAGAATTACTTGATGAACAAATAACCAGTCCTACTGTAAAAAATAATGTGTTCGGTAAGGACATGGTCAAGTTTATGAATGAAGGTAAAAAATTATTTGAGTTGCGTACTGGTGTTGTACATAGAAGTAATTTTAAAGAGTTTTTTACTGCTAACGGTAGATTACAACCTAGAAAAGTAGTCAGTCGTATATTTAATGGTGATGTTGATGAAGAATCATTTGGTTTGTTTTTAGACTTTGTAAAAAATGCTTCTAAAAATAAAACTATGGATTTAGTATCACAAAAAGTGTTAAAGGATGATTTTGCTAATGCTTTTATAAATTATGCTACTCATAATCCAGGACAAGCTGGAGAAGTAATCGGTAAACTAATAGAAAAACAACCAAATTTAATTAAAGAATTATTTCCATCACAACAAGCTCAAGAAAAATTAAGAACTTTTTCAAAAAATATTGAGTTTTTAGATGGGTCTGTGTTTAAAGAATTACAAAAAAAGGGATTAAAAAATCTTGAAACTGCTAAAAGTTTTGTTGAAAGAGCATCAGCAAAAGAAATAGAAGACTTCGTAGCTACCACCAAAGGGTTTAATGACCCAAGAGTTGCAGAACTTAGACATGCTGTTTTAGATAATATATTCAAGAACCCTAGTATTAAAGGCACATCTCCAATGGCTCCTGGAGTAGAGGTCGTAAATGCCAAAACATTAGTTGATGAAATGAATCAATTAATAAATTTTAGTACTGATAAATATGCAAAACTAAAACCATTGTTTGTCAATAAAGCTAATCCTAAAGAAGCTAGTGATTATCTTAAAAATCTAAAAAACATTAGGAACTACACACATTTTACACAAGAAGCATTAGATGCTGGTGGTCAAATATCTGGTGGTGCTAGAGTGGGTGCGTTGATTAACAATTTAGATCTTGGTGCTATAGCCACTATTATGAAGTCAGATTTATTGGCTAAAGCTTTATCTACTCCGCCAACAGTTGCACAGTTAGAAAAAGTATTTGGTAAATCAAAGTTTAGTATTTTAAATATAGAAAAACTTACTCCAATATTTAATGCCATCGCTCGTGAGTATGGTTTAACAGATTTTGGTGATCCTGCAGGAAAAGAAGCTCCTGTTGAAGAAATTAAAAGAACTGGTGAACCAATACAAACATCTGAAGTACAAACAAATACAATTACACCAAACACATTAAACCTGAATCTTCCTGCAGTGTCAGGTGGTGGTTCTGTTGGTAGTCCTCCATCTAACACGAACTTTGCCTCTCTGTTTCCATTTGACACTACGGGAAGTGCCATATCAAGTAGAGCAGGGATAGGCGGATTAGTATGAACATAGATCAATTACAAGAAGAATTAAAACGAGATGAGGGTTGTGTAAACGCCATATATCTAGATCATTTAAATCTACCGACTTGTGGTATAGGTCATCTAATTACTGAGTGGGATGAAGAGTATGGCAAACCAGTTGGTACACAAATATCAGATGATAGAGTAAACGCTTTGTTTAAAGAAGATATTAAAGTTACATTAGAAGAATGTAAGGTGTTGTATGAAAACTTTGATGATTTACCTGAAGAAGCACAACTTATATTAGCAAACATGATGTTTAATATGGGTAGACCAAGACTCAGTAAATTTAAAAAAATGAATAAAGCCATTGCTGATGAGGATTGGATTGAAGCCTCATTACAAATGGAAGACTCTAAGTGGTATCGTCAAGTAACAAATCGTGCAGAACGATTAGTAGAAAGAATGGCTAATCTGCAAAAGTTTCCAATAGGTTAGCGGAGGATGTCATGGATCCAGCAACCATTGGAGTAGCAATCACAGCCGCGAACACAGCATTCAATGCGATTAAGAAAGGCTTCCAGGCTGGACGTGAAATAGAATCTATGGGTAAAGATCTTAGTCGTTGGATGACGGCTATCAGTGATATAGATAATGTTGAAAAATCTGCCAAAAAAGCATCTCCCTTGATGAAGTTATTCAAAGGCAACGAACTACAAGCAAGTGCAATTGAAGCATTTACTGCAAAAAAGAAATTAGAAGCACAAAGACAAGAACTTAAAACTTTTATAAACTTTTATCACGGTCCTAATTCTTGGAATGAAATATTACACATGGAAGCTGAAATAAGATTACAACGAAAAAAAGAAATATATGATAGACAACAATTTGTTAGAAAAATTTGGGAAGTGATTGGTTGGGTGTTTTTAGCTTGTACCGTCGTTGGATTTTTATTTTTTCTTGCTTGGATTTATAAGGAAAATAGATGACACAAAAACAATTACAAAAAGAATCTATCTATGCTGAGTATGATGAAGATGGTGACGGTATAGTAACCGATGCAGAACTTAGTCATGTAAAAGAAATAAAAGAAACAGAAACTAAGTTACGCAAAAATCTAGCACAATTACGCATGGCAAGATACACATTAATCGGCATGGGTGTGTTTACTTTAGCTATGTTCATAGTTCCTATTGAAAGAGTAGAAGCTTTGGCTGATATAAGCAATTTATTCTATATTTCTGGGGCTGGGATAGTAGGAACTTATATGGGGACTACTGCCTACATGACCAAGAATGGGAAGTAATTTAGGGGTACAAACATACACGGAACCCTTGCTCTCATGACTGTATCGAGCTTATACGGAGTCATTTTTTTACTAAACTATCCAATCTGTAACATTTTCCTGCAAAACAACACTTGCTATGTCAATTTTACTTCTTAAGGCTTGTAACACTTTTTCATCTACTGTTTTCTCTGCAATAATGTCTATGTATGTTACTTTATTCACTTGACCAATGCGATGTGCTCGGTCTTCACTTTGTAATCTAACTTCAAGGTCATAACTGTTACTATAATATATAACAGTAGATGCTTGAGTAAGAGTTAGACCATAACCACCAGTTCTAGGTTGTCCTACAAAAAACCTTACTGGGCTATCTGGGTTTTGGAAAGATGACATAGCATAATCTCGTTGGTCAGTGCTAGTAGCACCATAGTAAGATACCACACTATCTTCGCCATACATATTTGTTAGCAACTCTACAATGCTCTCAATATCGTGTGTAAAGTTAGCCCATATAATAGCTTTGCCATTTATCTCTTCAACAACTGCTTCTAACTCTTTTATTTTAGCTGATGAAAAAGTTTTTATTGTACCATCATCTAATTTTACATGTCCAGAACAAACTTGTTGTAGCCTAAGTAATTGTGTCAATATTGTGGTGGGAGTAACTGTACCCTCTTCACATATACCAAGTGCTATCTTTTTTAAGTCGCTATACATTTTAGCTTGTTCAGGTGAAAGTTCTACAACTCGCTTTGTATATACTTTGTCTGGCAAGTCCAAACAATCTTGCTTTCTAACTCTATAACTAAAATTATCTAACAAACCATTTAACTCCTTTAGGTTTTTGTATCCTACTATTTGGTTAAAACTATATGAACCTAAGTTACGTCTTTTTATTATCGCATACTCATATTGAAAACTATAAAAACTTTTATGACCAAGTAACTCTGGATTTAAAAATTCACATTGTGTGTACAAATCCATAGGGCTTTTTGTTATCGGACTACCAGTCATAATTCTACGGTACTTTGCCATTTTACCAAGCTTCACTATTGACTTAGTGCGTTTAGCATTCTTACTTTTTATTGTGGTACTTTCATCTATAGCCATAAGTGTGCTATGAGCCAACAAAAACTTTTCTGCTACTTCTACACCTTTGCGTGTGCTAAATGCCTCAATGTTCATCAAAAATATTTTTAAATTGTAATTATCCTCAAACAACTTTTTCCAAGTCGTTAAAAACTTTTGTGTGTGATTAGGTTGCCATATACAAATGTCTGCTAACACATGTTCTGGCATATGGGTAGGTATCTCATTACTAGACCAGTTTCTGTACACACCTTTTGGTGCGATAATAAGAACACCACCTATATGACCTTTGTCATACAGCACACTAAAATTATCTATTAAAACTTTAGACTTACCAGTTCCCATATCCATAAAATATGCAAACTCATCTAAGTTCCAACCTTTCCTTAGAGCAGTCAACTGATGCTCATAGGGAGGCATCTTAAATTTATATTTCATTACCTTAACTTTCTGACTTTATTATATACAAACTGTTTTAAAAATTTAAGCTCTTTTTTGTCGGTGTGATATTCTTCGCGAAACGGAAAATATATCGATATCTGATATTACAATATCTGATTTATCAAGTAGACTAAATTTAGTTTTACTACTATATATAAAAGTATATATTTAATAGTTGCTAATGCTTAGTAGCGTGACATGCTAACCGTTCACTAGGCTAACACCAAGAACCACCAAGTTTCTAGGCAAAGGTGGTGAGGTGGCGACAAGGGTTAAGTATTAGCAACAACGGCATAGGAGAAAGTATGACGGTCTTTATAACGCAGGAAGTTCCAGGGAGAGATATTACAAAAGCCTCTGAGTATGGTGATTTGCAAATATTAATTCCAGCAAAAGAACAAGTAGCCTTATCAGCACAACCAACAGTTAGGCGGATAAATAGGTTACTGCGTAAGTTTAATGACAATGATTACTTGCTACTTTCAGGGGATCCCGTGATTATTGGCATCTCTTGTGCCGTTGCCATGTCTAATAATGTAGGCAAATTAAATATATTAAAGTGGGATAGGCAAGATGAAGAGTACTATCCAGTAACAGTTGACATCTATGACAAGGAGGTATAAATGGATTTTGAAACAACTGCAAACGAACTTACTAAGGTAAGCGAACAAGGATTGAGTAATGTCAGTTCTTTGTGTAAAAAACAATTACAACTTGAGGACAGAGTAAAAGAACTCAAGGCTGAATTAAAAGAAACTGAGGGAACACTAAGAGAAATATCACAAGACTTGTTACCCTCTGCTATGCAAGAACAAAACTTAAAAACTTTGCAAACAGAAGATGGACATGAGATTACGGTTACTGATTTTGTTTCGGCACACATATCAGAAGCTAATCGTAAAGATGCACATGATTGGTTAACTTCTAATGGTTTTGGAAGTTTGATAAAGAATACTGTTACGGCTTCATTTGGTAGGAACGAAGATAATAAGGCTAAAGATTTATTAGCTGACTTACAAGGTCAGGGCATGGCAGTTACAAATAAAGTTTGGGTAGAGCCACAAACTTTAAAGTCGTTTGTTAAGGAACAAACTGGAAAAGGTGAAAATATACCTCATGACTTGTTTGGTGTATTTTTAGGTTTACAAACTAAAATAAGGAGAAAGTAAATGGCTGAAGTAGTCAAAAAACAAGAAGGAGCACTTGTCAACGCTTCATTTGAAGAAATGTCTGGTCTTGGTTTTGCTGAGACAACAACACAAGATATGTCAATACCTTTTTTAAGAATACTTGGAGCACAAAGCCCACAAGTAGATGAAAACGAAGGTGCATATGTTTCAGGTGCAAAGGCAGGAATGATATATAACACAGTAGCAAATGCAGTTTACTCTGGTGCAAGTGATAAAGGTATTACAGTCGTGCCTTGTTATTACAATAGAAGGTTTGTTGAGTGGAAACCAAGAGATCAGGGTGGTGGGTATGTAGGCAGTTACTTGCCTGATGACCCAATAGTAGCAACTGCTACACGCAACGATAACAATGATGAGGTATTGCCAAATGGTAATCTACTTACCAACACGGCTCAACACTTCGTTATGTTGTTAGAGGGGGAGCAATATAGCAGA